CGGGACCGTACCCGCGCGCCTGGACACAGGCGGATGTCTCACACGTCCAGAGCTATATTCAACGCACCTGGACACCCGCAGCGAAGCGCCAGGACACCGAAGATGCCATGGTCTCCGTTGCAGTCCAAAAACGCTACCACCCGATTCGTGACTGGCTGAATAAACTCGATTGGGACGGCGTACCACGCATCCACATGTGGCTCCAAAAAGTCTTTGGCGCTGAAAATACCGAATTTAATGCTGATGTCGGCGCGTGTTTCCTGATCGCCGCCGTGCGCCGGATCAACCATCCCGGCATTAAATTCGATCATATGCCAATACTGGAGGGTGCCCAGGGCATCGGCAAATCGACCGCCATTAAACTTCTCTTTGGCGACGAGTATTTTACCGACGCGCTGCCCAGCGCCCTAGAATCCCGCGATGCTGCGCTTGGCCTTCAAGGTGCCTGGTGCGTCGAATTCGCCGAGATTGAGCAGATTATCAGGACCGAAGTTGAGGTCATCAAGGCTTTTCTGTCCCGCTCTACAGACCGCTTCCGCGCCCCATATGGCCGCACATTCCTCGATTACCCCAGGCAGTGCGTGCTTATAGGCACTACCAACGACACTGATTACCTACGCGACCCGTCCGGAAATCGGCGCTTTTGGCCGGTTCGTTGCAAATATGTCGAGCTTGAATGGCTCGCCGAGTTCCGCTTGCAGCTCTGGGCCGAAGCGGCACTTAAGGAGGCTGCCGGTCAAAATCACTGGATTACTGAGACTGCCTCCTTGGAACAGGCCACCGAAGCGCAACAAGAGCGTCAGCAGGAGGATGTATGGGAGGAAGCGGTCCAGTCGTTTCTGCTCATGCGAGAGAAGTGCCTGCTTTCCGAAGTCCTGACCGAAGCGATCCACTTGGATGTCTCAAAACAAAGCAGGCGCGAGCAAATGCGAGTTGCCGCGATTATGAAGCGGCTGGGATGGAAAAGCCACATCGTAAAATGGGGTCAACGATCTGTGCGTGAATGGAGAAGGTCATAAATGAGAGCGCTGATTGCTTGGATTGAGAAGTGTAGAAAAGCCTCTACGACTCTACGACCTCTACACATGTTTTCGCCAAAAGTTTTTTTTCCAAAAAACGGATTTCGTCGTTTTAGTCGTAGAGACGTAGAGGTCGTAGGCCAAAAAAGTCGTTCTGTACTGCGCCCTTCTACTACCTCTACAACCTCTACATCTATAATATATTACCCAAGGAGGGATGGGGATATAGGGTTATATAGGGAAGTTTGGAAAACATGCGTAGAACGTAGAAAGTCGTAGAGGGTCGTAGAAGATGGCAGCCCCAATGACCCACCGCACCCCCTCCGGCGCACCTCTGCGCACGGCTAACCCCATCACCGATCCATACGCCACGCCCTGGTCGCGCGCCGAGTACCAGCGTCAGCGCGTCAGGTTGATCCGACAGATCGACACAGCGCGGCAGCAGCTCGCTACGCTCGACGCGCTGATGCTCAACCTCCCCCCGATGGATTGGCCGAAGTCTCAACCCCTAGTACGCCGGAGTGATTTATGACCCCTCAGAAAGTTTTGATTGTAAATCCAACCCGCGAAATCTGGCCGCACGAGTTTACGCGCGAAGCAGCCCAACGCGCTCAGATCGAAATCCGCAAAACCAACATCGCCGGCCAGTACGGGTTTCGTGTCAGGAGTCTCACCGACGCCACAGCGGACGTGCGATTGATCCTCGCAGCCGCGCGCTACGCCGACGACCACGCATTAGGCGTACAGGGCGTCAGGGGAGAGCGCCTAGGGCTGTGTGGGAGTGATTTGATATCAGGGTGCGGGGGGTTTACGCAGACCCGTCTAGACGCCTTAAAACGGCTTAGAGAGGCAGATGCGTTTCTCATGCCGGTGGATACGCAGATCGTCCGCGATATCGTGGTGGATTGCGTGTCCGCGTTGGAGTTGTCGCGACGCTGGAAAATCAGCGGAAAAACCGCAGGAGTTTGGGCGTTGAAAGCGTTGAACCGGCTGGCGGATTGGTTTGAGACTCCCAAAAAACGTGATTTGCGTCCTGACTCCCAATAATTTACTGATTTTTGTCACGCTTCCGATTTCTGCGAGCGAACCCCCATTTTTAGGATCTCATCATGCCGCTACAGCCCGTTAAGCCGCTGGGTAAGCAGGTCTCTGTCTCGAACAAAGGCAAGATCGAACTCGGCGAACCGATGGTTCGTAACGTTAAAGCCGTTGAAACCACCGGCAACACTCCAGGCGACCTCGCGATCAAGCTCGGCGAAGGTAAAGGCTTGGGGCGTAAATAAAATACTGGGATAAGCCATGGGTCGCCCTGCCGGTTCTCTCAATAAATCTACTAAGCAACTCAAAGAGTTAGCTCAACAGCACACGGAAATGGTAATCCGTCGACTTGCGAATATCGCCGAAAACTCTCCAAACGAGACGAACGCGGTGATGGCGAGCAAGGAATTGCTTGACCGAGGACATGGTAAAGCTCACCAGTCGGTTGATGTCGACGCTACTGTTCGGGGTGGAATTACAGTCACCATTACGCCGGATGACGCTGGCGTTTTGTGACGTTCCATCCCACGCTGAAGCAGTCCGAAGCTCTGAGAGTCTTCGGAGGCGACGCTACGCATTGTATGCTTTTTGGCGGATCACGATCCGGTAAGACGTTCATTACCGTGCGTTCGGTTGTCCTGAGATCCTTAGCGGCGGCTAAATCGCGCCATGCAATTCTCAGGTTTCGCTTTAACCATGTAAAAGCCTCTGTAGTTTTCGATACTTTTCCGAAAGTCATGGAACTTTGCTTCCCAGAGGTGGATTTTAAGGTCGATAAGACCGATTGGTATACGGAGTTCAGCAACGGCAGCCAGATCTATTTCGGCGGGTTGGACGACAAAGAACGTACCGAGAAGATCCTCGGGATGGAATTTGCTACGCTTTACCTCAATGAGTGCAGTCAGATACCGTTTAGCTCCCGGTCGATGGCGATCACCCGTCTTGCGCAGAAATGCGACTATGAGGTGGATGGGGTAAAGAAAACGCTTCGGCTGAAAGCGTATTACGATTGTAACCCGCCCAGCCAGGCGCATTGGACGTATAAGCTTTTCGTACAGCGCCGGGATCCTGAGACGAATATCAATCTGCCAAACCAAGGCGATTACATAAGTCTCCAGATTAACCCGTCCGATAATATCGCTAATCTGCCCACCGAGTACATGAAGACGCTGGAAGCTTTGCCGGCGCGCATGAAATTGAGGTTTCTCGAAGGCAGGTTCGGCGATGTCACAGCAAACGCGCTTTGGAGGCTGGAAGATATCGAAAAGTGGCGCGCTGGCGAGGTTTTACCAGACATGCAGCGCATTATCGTTGCGGTTGATCCTAGCGGATCAGGCGAGACGGAAAACCTCGATAATGACGCGATTGGTATTGTGGTTGCTGGCCTTGGCGTGGATGGCAATGGGTATTTGCTCGAAGACCTCACGGTCAAAGCGGGTCCCGCCACCTGGGCGCGTATCGCGACAACGGCCTTCGACCGATGGAAAGCCGATCTCATTGTAGCGGAAACAAACTACGGCGGCGCAATGGTGGGCCAAACGATTAAAGCCGCGCGGCCTAGTACGCCATTTCGTCAAGTGACTGCATCAAGAGGCAAAGCGGTACGGGCTGAGCCAATCGCGGCCCTCGCTGAAATCGGCAAAATACGGCATGCCGGCCGGTTTAACGATCTGGAAGATGAACTCTGCGCGTTTACGACTGCGGGATACCTTGGAGGCAAATCGCCGAACAGGGCGGATGCGTATGTGTGGGCGTTCAGCGAAATATTTCCAGGCTTGACGCGGGATGAGCGCAGACCGCGCATAATGCCGAAAGGCTTGGGTGGCCTGCCTGTTGGCGGGGGTTGGGGCTAGAAATGATCCGTGTTGACCGAGATAAACTTATCAAGGAAGCTCAGGACCGCTTTCGCCAGACCTATGATTTTGAATCAAAAGCCCTCGATCATTGGCAGGAAGATTACAAGTTCGGTCATGGCGACACGTACAATAACTACCAATGGCCCCAAGGCCTGCTGAAAAGCCGCTCACAGGCTAATCAGCCTTGCTTAACCGTGAACAAAACCCGCGCGCATTGTCTGCAAATTGTGAGCGGCATCGTACAATCCGAAGCGACGATCAAATATCTGCCGTTTGGCGATGAGGCATCCAAGGAGTCGTCTGAGATTTTTGAAGGCCTCGCGCGGCATATCCAGTATGCCTCGAACGCGAAAGGCATTTACCACGAGGCGATCAAGCACCAGGTCTTTGCAGGCCTTGGTTATTGGCGAATCACGACCGATTACCGAAGCAAAGACAGCCAGGACCAAGATATATTTATGGAATGGCTGCGCGACCCAACGCGCGTGTTTATCGATCCAGACACGAAAGAGCCGGATCGCTCGGATGCACGCTACGCATTTATCTACGACGACATGGCGCGCGATGAATTTGACCAGCTTTACCCTGACGTCAAGGTCAAGGGCGCGCAGGACATGTTTGGCAACATCTGGCGCAATGGCCGGGATGATAAGCATGTTGGGGTAGTAGAATATTTCCGCAAGATAACAAAGCGGGATAAAATGTTCTATATGGAGAACGGCGAAACCGCGCTGGCTTCGGAACTAGCCAAGGAAATCCGCGATCAGCTACGCGAAGATGACACCCCCGAGCGTACCGTCGAGACGCATAAAATTGAGTGGTTCAAGCTGTGCGGTAATGAGGTTTTGGAGAAAACCCTATGGCCGGGCGAAATCATTCCAATCGTGGAGTGCGTGGGTGAGGTAACGGTGATCGACGGCGAACTGGACCGCAAGGGCCATGTACGCACCATGATCGACCCGCAGCGCATGTACAACTACAACCGAAGTGCTGAGACGCAGGCTGTCGCACTACAATCTAAAATTCCGTATATCGGGCCGATGGAGGCTTTCACCGGCCTGGAAAGCTATTGGGAATCTGCAAACCGGGTTGATTATGCGTGGTTGCCCTATAACGGCTATGATTCTGAGGGCAAGCCTATGGAGGCCCCGACGCGCCAACCGCCGCCGATTGTACCTGAGGCCTATGCGCACGGCGCTGAGATGGCTGCTCAAGACATGCAGATGGTCTCTGGGCAGTACGAGGCTTCGATGGGTGCCCAAGGCCAGGAGCTGAGCGGGCAGGCCGTACAGCAACGCCAAAGCGCCGGGGAAAACGGGTCTTTTCACTACATGCAGAACTTCCAGATGGCGGTTCGCAAAACGGGTAAGATTCTACTCGATCTGATACCGAAAGTTTACACCACTGAGCGCGTGGTCAAGATCATGGCGCTGGATGGCACGCAATCAGATGTGCGTCTTGATCCGACTGCGAAAATGCCAATTCAGCAGAACGAAAACGAGGCCGAGCAAAAAATCAAGGCGATTTTTAATCCTGCGGTCGGCAAATATCAGGTCGAAGCTGAGGTTGGCCCTGGTTTTATGACCCGTCGCCAGCAGGAATTTGACGCACTGGTGCAGATTGTGACGCAGGCTCCGGACATGATGCACATCGTCGGTGATATTATGATGCGGAACGCGCCATTCCCCGGCGCGGAGGAAATCGCTGAACGGCTTCATAACATGGTGCCGCCGCAAGCCTTGGGTGGCCCGTCGCCTGCTGCTCAGGCGGCTGCTGCTGAGATTCAAAAGTTGAACGGCGTGATTAACAAGTTGATGCAAGAATTGGTTGCCAAGAAAACCGAGATTGACGACGCATCAACCAAACATCGCATTGAAGAATATCGCGCCGAGACGGACCGAATGGGTCAGATCAAAGATATTGACCCCGAAGCTTTGGTGCCGATTGTTCGGCAAATGGTTCGGGAAGCTATGGGGATGTCGCTTCCCGATCTGCAAGCGATGCACGGATTAACGCCTGGGACACCGCAGGCACAAGGACTATCGCCCCCGCCTCCAGTTCAACCCCAGCAACCCGCAGGAACACCAGCATGACCGCTTCCTCTCCAAATATTGCCCAGCAGTTGAATCTGCAAAATGGGCTTCAGGCTTTTACCACTGGAATTTCGCTGACTCAGCTCAACATCACCCACACTTCTGTGGCCGCCAACACCAGCGTGGAGCATTCGGTTGTAATGCCAGGCTTGCAGACGGGCGATTGGGTGGAAATTACCCCGCCTGGCCTGACGAGCGGCGTGACGATTGCTAACGCGCGCTGCTCTGCGCCCAATACCCTGCAAATGCAGATTGTGAACAGCACAGCCGGCGCGCTGACACCGCCGTCTGGCATTCATGCCATTCTTGTGGTGCGCTAGTGTCTGAGCCTCCGAAGCACCCCGTGATTGTCGACGCGCAGACCAACGAGCCGCGTTTGATTACTCAGGATGACGTGAACGCGCTGTGTGATACCGCGCGCCAGTTTTTTGTTGTAATGCAGGCGATTGACACAGCCCGCGCGATCAAGAGCGCCACGCGGCTTTCGCTGCCCAAGCACTAACCGCCGCAGCCGGTAGCTGCGTTTCACGCTTTACGCGTGCGTTACCCAAGGACCAAACATGACAGACACCACCGAGCAAACGCTCGCGGGGCAGACGCCCCCGTCCGATCAGCAGAACACGGACACTGCACTCCCCGAGGGAGCTACCTCGACAGACACCGAGGGCCAGGGCGCACAGCCCGAGCCTAAACCGCAAAAAGACCCGAATCGCGCTTTACTTCGTCGTGTAGCCGAGGAATCGGAACGACGCCGGAAGGCTGAGAAGGAGCTGGCAGAACTCCGCGCCGCGTCTGGCACGGCTGCAACTTCTCAACCTGACATCGATCTGCTTGTTGAACAGCGGCTTCAAATCCGCGAACAACAGAAGATTGCTAAAGAGATATTCGATGCGGGTACAAAGGCATTTCCGGATTACGAAACATCCGTCCGAAATCTTTCCGCTGCTCTGGGTGACAGGGTAAACGACAGGGATTTTCTGGACGCTGTTTTTGCGCTCCCGAATGCCGCTTCGGTTATCCATAAACTCGGCAATGATCTTGAGGTAGCCGATGAGGTTGCCAGTCTGTCACCCGTTAAAATGGCGATGAAACTTGCAAAGATTTCCGCAGCTTTGGAAGCGCCAGCACCTAAAACCCAAGGTACTCAGCCCCCGCCGCCCATAAAGCCGCTGGGATCGACTACCACGAGTTCATTCAAGAAAGACCCTGAAAAGATGTCGATTCCTGAGATGGACGCGTGGATGCGTGAGCGCCGGAAGGAACGCGGACGTTAAGCCTGCCTTAGCTTAGCGACCCTTAAAAGGGCTTAGGCAACCCTGATTCGCACGCCGCGATGGCGTCCGGTCCTTTAAATGGAGCCTTTCTATGTCGAATACATGGCTTACCCCAACGATGGTGACGAAGCGCGCCATCCCGCTTTTCGTCAACTCGAACGCTTTGATTAAAAACATCGACCGTAGTACAGCGAACAGTTCGCGATTGCTGGCGCGAAGATCGGCTCAGTGGTCAACGTGCGGCTGCCGTCTGACTTCCCGATTGCTCTGGGTGCCGCTTTGTCTCCGCAGAACATCGTGCAGACTTCTACACCGCTGACCATTACGCAGCAGGCTCACGTCGATATCGAGGTGACCAGCCAAGAACTTGCATTGGACATCATGGAGTTTGAGGATTTGATCCTTAAACCCGCGATCAACAACCTTGCGGGCCGTGTGGCTTCGGACGTCGCGACGCTGTTTAATAGCGCCGCAGCGATCTCGGCTAATACGTCTGGTTCTGGCATCTCCACCACGCTCAGCACGCCGAATACGGCAACCTGGGCCGGTGCGAAAGCGCAGCTTATCCAGAACTCAGCGCCTGCCGGCGAATTGCTCGCCGTGCTTGATCCGATCTCGATGGCACGCGCTCAGCAGCAGCTGCAAGGCTTGTTCAACCCGACTGGCCGTGTGTCTGACATGTTCGATGACGGTGCCGTGCGCGGTCCTGCGCTTGGTATCTCCAAGTGGTTTGAAGACCAGACTGTACCGGCCTTTACGACCGGCGCTGTCACGGTGCTTCCGACCATCAACGGCGCAGGCCAGACCGGAAACGTCATCAATATCACGGGCGGCACGGGTACTTTTACCCCGGGCGACATCATCACCCTGCCTGGGTGCTATGCGGTCAATCGCGTGACTAAGCAGACGTTGTTGAACCTACAGCAGTTCTCTGTGACCGCTGCGACGGGTTCGGCTATTACTGTTTATCCCGCTGTCACGCCGATTTCGGGCAGTCCGAATACGGTGCCGTTCGCCACTGTTTCCGCTTCTCCGACGACTGGTCAGGCGGTTGGTGTGGTTCTGGGTTCTTCGCAGGGCTATCGCAAGAACATGGTGCTGCATCCCCGCGCCATCACCCTGGCGACGGTCGATCTTCCGATCTTCAACAAAGGTGTGGTCGACGCGGCGCGCGAAAACTTTGACGGTATCTCGATGCGGTGCCTTCAGACGTACTACCCTCAGACCGACCAGCTCATCATGCGTATTGACGTTCTTTACGGATGGGCGGCGCTGCGGCCTGAATGGATGGCGGTTGTACCGGACGTTCAGTAAGCTACGCTCAAGTAATCTATGGATACAGCCGGGGAGCAATCCCCGGCTTTTCTTTTAGGAGTTTCCAGTGAAATCCTCCAAACCCACCGTGAAAACCAATAATGTATCCAAGACCGCGAAAGCTTGGGCACCTGGCGACACCACAATCAAAGGCGCGTCCAAAGGCGATGTGATAAAAAAGGGCGGCGCTACGAAGTTTGATAAGACCGCTGGCACAAAGAAAAAATAAATGAGCGGTACCTCATCCCAGACAGTAGGCGCGCTAATTACGCTCGCTCAAAAAATGTCTGGTGCCATCGGTCAAGGTCAAGTTCCGCAAGCGCAGGAAACGCAAGATGCGTTCAACATCCTGAACGCCATGCTGGAGACTTGGAACGCTGACCGCTATCTGGTTTATGGTCTGGAAGACATTGCTTGCACCTCGACCGGGGCGGAATCTTATACCATCGGAACGGGGCAATCTTTCAACGTCGCCCGGCCCACGGACATCGAAGCCGCGTATCTGCGGCAATATCCGCAGTCGAATGGCACGCAATTTCCCGTCGATTTCCAAATGGAATTGCTGACCTCTTACGAAGATTATTCACGCATTTCGGTGAAGACCCTTTCGTCATTTTCCCGATATGCGTTTTACGATGCGGCATATCCTGTAGGAAATATATATTTTTGGCCCGCGCCGCTGGCTACAGGTGGCTATGAACTTCATGTTTTAGTGAAGACGCCACTAGTTTCATTCACGTCTTTGACTCAAACGTTATCCTT